CCTGCAGCAGTTGCAGCAGCAGAAACTGCAGTCATAAACGCTACATCTTCGATAGGTAATCCAGCATCAATTGCTTTAGCTGCAGTATAGGCAGGAATAGCATACAACGATGCTCCTCCGGTAGCCGGGGCTGCTGCAATAGCGGCAATCTTAACTACTGTGCCTAAAGGGTCTTGTAGTGCTGGTTGTAAAACACTTTTGTCAATAAATTCACCCGCATCGCCAAGCGCACCTCCAACGGCTTCTCCGACATCCGCAACGGCACCTCCAACGGCTTCTCCGACATCAGAGACCACATCAACAACTGCTTGAACGGCTCCGCCCATTTTAGTTTATCCTCACTGTTACTGTAAACATTTTACCTTTTTTCTTTTCTTCAATAGGTAAATTCATTTGTTGCAACATTTTTATTAATTTGTAATTTTCAGTTTCAATGAGAAGTTTTTTTACACCAGCTTTCTTGACTGCATCAATCCCGACTTTCATTGCGCCTAACAGCATATTAGGAGTATCTAGTGTGTACATATGCACTTCTAATACGCCGGGTTCTTTACGGATACCGACAAACACAGTATTGTTGTGTCTAACAACAACTGCTTTTTCTTGACGAATCAATAGGGCTAAACCTTTTAAGAATTTATCTTCTTCTTTGGTGAAGCCACCACGCTCTAGGTCTTTACGGATAATCTCCGTAGCAGACATCTGTTTGTCAATAATTTCTGCCATGATTAGTATGTCCCGCCATCAACCGTTGCTGTGAATGTACCAGATACTGTTAAGTTCACTGCAGTAGCAGTGCCAGTCAAAGCAGGACTTGCTGAATCTGCCTTGGTTTGCACTGCTGTAGAGACAGCGTTAAACTCAGTATCAAATTCAGAACCACGAATAATCTTGTTAGTGTCTCCACTTGATAACGAATCTTTACTGGTAAAGTTAGTTGTTTTTGTATAATTTGACACGATTAAGCCGTCCTTCCTAATTTAATATATGTGTCTAGTTTTTGTACCGATACTGAATTACCATCAATATCGCACTCTAGTCCAATTTGTAACACTCGACCTGTTCCTGATGTTGGAACATCTAATTTAGTAATTACTACACCACCAGCGTATTTTCCAATATTATACTCTGCAATACCGAATTCTGCAGTGGTTAATGCATCTAAAGTTCTGACTTGTGATTCGTAACTACCTTCGTAATCAAAATCCCACTTAATCGCAACTGTTTGCGACGCACCGCCAATAATGTAAAAGTCAGCCTTTTTAAATATCTTTAGGGTTGTTGGTGTTTGATAATCAAAATAGTTGGTATAGTAAGACATTAAATAATCAACACCATCGTCTTGGTAGCCTGTGTACTTACCAACATAACCAGCTACACCTAGATAAACTTCTTTGTCTTTAGTTAAAGTAAAACTATGTGGAACTAAGCTAGTCCAAGTTGTAGTTCTTGCTGCACCATCTTGCATCATTACTCTAGTATCAAAACAATAAAGAATAGACTGTGATGGGAACGACAATAAATAAAACGCATCGGTTGGGCTGTAGACAGATTTAATCGTCTTTGCTACAGTGCCGTTTACATAACCAATCAAATCATCACGAACATTCTTTGACAAGTCTCTAAATGGTGCAGACTTCTCTTGAATTGTTCTGGTCAAAGACCGAACACCAGTATCTGACAAGAAGATAACATCAGAACCAGTTGTTTGTACAGAATCTCTTGCCACACAACCAATACCAGTAATAACATCAGACAATAGCATAAGGGATGGGTCTTGTGCATTGCTGTAGACAACAATATGTCTAGTGCAAAATATAACAAAGAAACCATTGTGAGACGCTAAGGCAACAATAGGGTCTCCATCACCTACTACTTCAGATATATCTAAACGACCTGATGTTCCTGTTGTATAGTTAGTAGCGTCTAACAAATCACTAAAATATACAGTCTGTCTATCACCAGAAATATCTGCTACCCAAGTTCTACCGTATGCCGCAATTGCACAGTTTGGCATAAAGGTAGCAGTTACATATCCTGTTGGTAAAGTTCCTAAATCACCTAGACGCTGAAAACCAAATGCAGTTGTTAAATAGTTAAGTAGTAAAACAGGATGTCCTTCTTGGACAATCGTAGCGTACGACTTTGTTTCACCAGTTTGCTGTATGTTAGCGACTTGCCAATGACTGTCGGTAATTGTATAGCTTACATTAGCAGAGTCAGCAGCATTACGCACATTCTTAGCAACTAAGGCACTAGACTCTTCAATAAATAGTTTGTTGTTGCCAGCGACAAACAAGACTGTGTTGTTGTCTGGTCCACGAACATCTGCAATTGTTTTAACGACTGCAGTAGACAAGTCAGCGTTAGTAGCGTGGACATTGTCCCATCCCTTACGAGAACCAATACGACCAAACTTATCAATCACGCAGTTGTTAGCCGTTAAAGCAAACCCAGACTCTAGCGTAACGCTACTGTCTTGGGTATTTAAACCCATAAAGCCGGGAGCAGCAATCGTCGCTGCTTGGAGTTGTTTACTCAATTAGGCACCCAGTTTGTGTCTTCTAAGTAACGATTAGATTCTAAGGCAATATAGTCTGCTAATAAAGTCTTTGCTAATGCGTAGGCTTCTGATGAAGCAAGACCGCTATCCTCACCACGCTCTACTAATGCTCTTGCATAGGCATTCTGAATGACTACATCGGCTGGTACTTTAATAACTGTTGCATCTGATGAGAGTACATCCTGTGGCAAGAAGACATTAAATTTAAGACTGTAAACAGCATCGGGGACTGGAAATACATTAACTTTTGTGTCTCCGTTTGCATCTTGACCTTTAAAGTTATAATAGGTTGGAGAACCTTGTTGTGGAGTAGCTACAATTAACTGCTCATTCATGTAAGTTGCGGGAGCAAGACGCAAACGAGAATCTTTAGTGTCATTCCATGCATCTTGGACTTTAAACCGAACACCTGAGTTGGTTAGGGTATAATTTGAAGTTGCAGCAACCGTGGTGACAGTTATAACATCTGCTAAAGCATTCCAGTTGTATGCACTTTCAATCGATACTTTAGCATCATTAATAAACTCGCCAATTAGCTTGGAATAGCTAGTAGCAGACACAGTAGCTACTTCTGTCTCTCGTAAGCGACGAAGTACACTATTAACAGCTTGTAGATAAGTTGTAGTTGCCATTTTTTAACAATCCCATTTCTTTAGTGCTAGGGCTTTCCTTGTGGGTCTACCCTTCTCATCCTTCATTGGACCCTTGACACCGCCCATCCTTGCACAGAAACTCTTACGCCTTCCAGCCGCTTTAGGCGACTTTGCAGCCGCTTTAGCAGAAACTGGAGGCTTGAGGTTAGCACCTTCTGTTCGCTTGAAGTAAGCCCTTCCTTTGGCGTTTAAACCACCTTCTGGGTTCTGATATGCTTTCTTAGGCATTATTTCTTCTTCTTGGCAGTCTTTGCAGACTCAATAAAGTCTTTTGCCGAAGGTGCGCCTTTGCTGCCTACCTTACGCATCTTCTCGCCTGAGCCAGCCTTGATACGACGACGCTTGGCGGAGATATTGGCATACAAACCGGGTTTAGTAGCCACGCATCGCTCCCATCTTCTTCATTGGTTTAGCGACTACTTTAGTGCCAGTCTTCTTAGCGTATTGCTTGGCTTCTTTCTTACCCTTTGTTGTGTAAGGGAACTTCTTGTCTTTTACCATTGGCATATTATTTCCTTTTCTTGGGTTTAGCTACTTTAGCTACTGATAATGAAATTGCAACAGCTTGCTTCTGAGGACGACCTTCTTTAACCAGTTTAGAGATGTTCTTACTAATTGTCTTCTGTGACTTACCTTTAGCGAGTGGCATAATAATTATCCGTGTTGTGATGTTGATTTATACTCTTGTTCAAAAGTAGCAATACAGCTTATTGAAGAACCAGTTTCAGACTTTACTCTTAGTTCATCGCCTTCTTCAAAGAATACATATGATGAACCGTCTAACTGCAGATATGTCTTACTAGTGAGGTTATAGTCTAATAAAATAATAATTTCCGTAGCTGCACTGCTGTCGTACCACCAAGCACTAAAATGCTTTGTAGACCCGCCTGTGTTGTGGGCGTATATGGTATAAAATCGAGCAGTATGGTTTCTCGGTACCGTGTACAGCGTTGTTAGGGTATTAGCGGTAAGATTCTTACCAACCGAGATTTCTCTCATTTAAGTACCAGAGTTAGTAATGTTATAATAATGAACCCAGCAGTACCGAGGAGAATCTGTTCTAGTCTCTTTAGTCTAGCGTTAATCTGTTCGTATCGAACCTTGCAGACTTCTTCGTGGCTTAGGAGTTTTAATTCAGATTCAGTCATACAGCCTCGCTAGGAAAGGACATATCTAAAGCAATTAACTGCTCTACAGTCGTAACCGCAGAGATGGCTGTCTCCAACTCGTTCGCCTTGGTTACTACGCTTGCACGATAGGTAGCGACAGCAGTAGGAATATCGACATTGCGTTCAGCTTTACGGATTACCATCCAATCAGTCTGAGCAAGGATAGTTCCAGCCGTATATTTGATTTGGGATATAAAGTTAGACTTTAATCCTTTGGTTACTAATCTCTCTGTAGAATCCACCATTGCTGGCTGTCCAGCTACTACACCTAATACTTTGACATACATAGGATTGCCATCTTGGTCTACTTCTAATTTATCCTCTAGTGCTTTAGGATTGTTGATGTTGCCATCCCAATAGAATCTATCATCAGCACGAAAAGCATCCGCTTCCCATGTCATACCGATAGCAGACTTATCTTCTTCGGTTGCTAGACGAAGCCAGTTAGCTGGGTATTGAATATCATTGTGTGTAAAAGGTGTATCCAATTGGATAGTCCTAGTTCCTAGTTTAAAAGGCATATTAGTTCCTATCGTGCGTTAGCGTATTTAAAGGGGTTTTCGGCAAATGCCATGTAGATGTAAGTGCCACCACTAGCGTTTGCATAAATTCCAGTTGTTCTTAGTTTGAATCCATTAGATAAAATATCAAAAAAATCTGCGGTTGTTTCTGCACCAGAGGACCTTGCATCTAAATAATTCACCGATAAATTATATGTGCTTCGACTTGTATCTAACATATACCAACCTTCAGCAGTATCTGTTCTTTTAATCATAATAAATCTAGGTCTAAACCCAGTAAAGATAAACGGACCATCACTAGAACCATTCCCTGTGTAAGAGCCAAATGCAGAGTATCCAGCGATAGGTGCAAAGCAGTAGGCTACAAAAGCCATATTATTATTTAATCCGTCAGTAGAAACACTAGCAAGAGTTGATGACGGTGCAGTTGCCGCATTTGACCCTGTATTTACCCCACCAGTATTGTTCATCTCAAGGTATTTAGTTGTCATGTTTCCAAGAGATGTGTGTCGAACTATCCAATTAGATGTGCCTCCATCTCGCCCTTTACTAATTATCATAGAGGGGGCAACACCCAATCCATGACCAAAAGTACATGATGTGCCACTTGCAGGAAAAGTTCCTGTCACCACGCTAAAGCCAGCAGTTGTACTAGCACTTACTGTAGATGTAATAGAGCCGTTTGTGTTGGTAACGGCTGTTGCGTTAGATGCTCTCCATTGCCAACCTACATAAGTATATCCACTAAGATTAGTGTCACCACCATTAGAAGCCAAACTAAACCCGTTACTATTAAAGCTAGTAAAGTTTGCAGTATTGTTTGTTTCGGCATTTGTAGCGTTTGAAAATAAAACATAACCAGCACCACGAACACTATCAAATAAATCGTTATTTTGTGCGTTGCTTCTTGATTTTATCCATACAAAATCAGGTTGCATAGAACCGCTGTTTGTAATTACATTAGTTGTGCTATTTCCTGTATATAGCGTTACATCCATATACTTATTCGCTGTTGTAGCCGCAGTAGCACCAATCGTAGGAGTGGTTAAGTTAAATGTGTTTAGTCTATTAAAACCTGTTGGTGGGGTGTAGGCAAAACTTTGTTGACCAAAGTTAATTGAGCCGCTTGCATTAACAAAGTCTGCACCCAAAAATAAACCAGCCATTGTGCCAGTAAATGTTGGGTTTGTTCCAGCAGAAGGGTTGCCAGTTGTTGCACCTGATGTATAAACATTATACCAAGCGTTATTTAAGCCTACCCATGCTTGATTATTGTCTGCGTCAACGGCAAATTGCCATATCTGACCGCTTGTCATTCCTGTTACTGAAGCACCACTTGTTGCGCCACTATTCAAAGTAGTTGAAGCAGAACCATATACAGAATAATTACCAGCCGAAATTATATGAGCTGATAAACTTGCTGATGGTGAAATTAAACCAAATGCGGCGGCTGGGTTTCCAGTCATTGTTTGGTCAAATCTCATTTCTGCATAAAATTTTCCTGATGATGGTATTGCAATAGTTGAACGAATTAAATTGTGGTCAACAGTGCTTGTGCTTGCGGCTAAATTACCATTTGAGACTGTAATGTTGCTATCTTTATCTAAAGGATTAAATACACAATAGTTAGCCGCAGTAGCACTTGTCAGCGTAGGCACATCGGTCATGCTGTCATAAGTCGAGCCAGCAGTTAGGCTAATGTTATTAACTGTCCAAGTATTGCTGTTACCTGAGAAGTCTGTTCCTAAAGTCGATGTAGAAGTTGTATCTGTAAACTTTAGATAGAATCCGTTAGTTCCGTAAGTTCCTGAGAACTTCTTAGGAATCCATACACCTGTGCTTGTAGATGTTTCACCGAATGATGATGGGGCTAGGGCTTGACCATCTATAAAATTTACTTCGGCAAGGTAGCCATCA